CGTGCCCCGCCCGCCGACGCACCCGTTGCCGACGCAGATGTAATGCTTGAAATCAGCGCGCCCGTTTGAACCAGCGAGGCCGCAGTGAACGCCGCAGCCACAGGGGGCCCTCCGACCTCCATGCCCTTTTCCCAAGCTGAAACTGCGGCGCTGTATCCACTGACAACCGCCTCGGCTACAGCCGCCGCCTGACCGATCTTGAACAGCTTGGCGTTTCCGGTCTGCATTAAGGAAGCCAAGTCGCCCAATGCACCGCCAACCATTTGCAAGCGGGCGCTTTGCTTGTCACGCTCAAGCTTTTCCATCTTGTCGAGGTGGTCTTTTTTGGCCTTAGCTTCGAGTTCGTTAAATTCGCCCTCTTTGAGCATTTTGGCGACGCGGAATTCTTCTAGCTTAGTAAGTGTGGTTTGCAGGTTACGGTCTAAAATCTCTTGTTCTGTTGCAAACTTTTCACGCAAAGCCTCAAGCTCAGATTCATTTGGCCCCGAAGCTGCCCCGCCGCGCGATTTACCGCCGCCGCCCGGTTTCTTCACTGGCTCGTCTGGGTAGTAAGTAGGGATAAAACGACCCTTCCCACCAAAGGCGTCCAATGGATCAGCCGAAAGGGCTTTCAGTTTCAAAGCCTCTTGAAGCGAGATATTCAAGTTGGCTGCCAGGGTGGCCGCTGCCGCTGCCGCAGCATCAACACCCGTAACCAAATCAACGCCAGCCAAACGGAGCGCCTCAATAGCTGACGCAGAAAGCCCCTCACGTAAGAGCTGCGCAATGCGTTCATTCTCGGTCATTTGCTGACCTGTTACGCGCATATTTTCGCCAACTTGCCTTTCTGAAGCTGACATGTCACGAGTCGATGCGATCAACCTATTCCTTGCATTTTGCAGTTGCTGTAAGGTCGAAAGCTGATCTTTCAGGGCGTTTAATTCGTCAACCGCCGCTTCATAACTTGCCCGCATAGAGGGACCCACGCGCGGCTTGTCCAAGCGATCACGCAATTTGGTGACCTCCTGAAGCTTCAACGCCATTGCATCCATAAGGGTAAGCTCTTCGGCAGTAACACCCAAATTCCCCAAACGTAATTGCTCATTCAGCTTGGTTTTGGCGTCCGTGACCTTCTGCATTTTTTCTACAAGTTCGTCGGCTTCGTCACCAAGATTGCTAAACGCAAAAGCTAACGCAGGAATACCAACACCAGCGAGAACACCAACTGCCGCCCCCACCGGGCCAAAGCCGCCAAGCAATTGGGGTAACTGTTGCGCAAGAGCCGTGGAGGCTTTCGTGCCGCCTTGAATCTGCACCACGGTATCTTGAATCTGAAAAGATGTGTTTTGAATTTGCGCGCGTGTTCGGTTTGATACATTTCCCAGATTACGAAACGCACCACTCATTGAGCGCGATTGGCCTTCGGCCCGCTTTAGGCGCTTGCCCATCTGCTCAACTTTGACGCCAAAGTCTTGAACAGAAACCTTACCGCTGTTCAGCCCATTGATCAGACCAGCCGTTTCGGCTTCAACAGCAATAGCAATATCGCCAACAACCTTACTCATTTGAAAGCCTCATTTCTTCGAGCCTCGCCGCTTTGTACATTTGCACAACACTTGAAAGGTCTGATTTTGGGGTTGGTTCGTCTCGCATGTGGGCTTCGATCACCCACCAAAGTTCGCCCGGTGTGTGACGCCAAAAATCAGCCGACGTGCACCATCCGTTGCGTATAAAGAGCTTGTGCAGCCTCTGGACTAATCCTTGGCTGCTACTGTCTTTTTTTCGGTGCTATCGCCTGCAACTTTAGAGGCAAGCGGTGGCGACATAATCCCAAGAAGACCAATGATTGCCACATTCAAGTTCAATGCCGCATCCATGCTGTCATTGGCTAAATCTGCCTGAACGCTAAGGTAGATTTCATCATCAGAAACTTCACATCCGGCATGACGCAACGCTGCCCCGTAAGACATTGCCAAAATCGCGTGTGGCGGCCCCCCTTTGCGCAGAAGGACATTGATTGCCTGCTCGCCTGTGCCGTTCGACAGAATGGACTCCAGGCGCGCAATGAGCATCAGGGTATTATTCGCAGGAATGGTGTATTCCGTGCCTTTCCACGAAATCTTTACATCTGAAAAACCATCCATGCGTTAAGCTTTCGTATGCGTGTGCGCGCCGTTTGACATGAATGTGGCGGTGAACGTAACACCCTCCTCCATTTCGCCCGTCTCCTCGTATTCAGACAGGAAGAAATCACACGCCAAAGCGTCGCCATCGGAGAACGACAGGGTGATATCATCAAGGAAGCGGTCAGCAGCCGGGCCAAGAGCAAGATCGCGCAACACGTTGCCTTCCTCGTATCCCTCAAAGCTAAGTTCGATGGATTGGCCTGTGATAACACCATCAAGCAACTTTTGAACGCCACTATCTGTCTGGCTTTCCACGTTGATCGGTGAACCGTTGACCTTCATAGTCGTGGTCTTACCACCTGCGATTGTGACGGTTGCCTTCTTGATCAGAAAATCTCGACCTGCGTTTGCCATGGTTAGGCTCCTTCAATTGGGAAGTTGGACGCATCACTGCGTTCATCAAAAGCGCCAGCCCACGGCGCAATGAATAGGCTTACGAAGCCTCTATGAGGCCCCGAAATTCGCAAATACCGTGCACCTTTCCATCGCCCATATGTTGGGTGTCAGTGTCAGTGCGCAGAAGTGAGAAATTGTTTGCACCCGTTACCGTCAGTTCTAAGCGGTGAAGGGCTGCGAAAATGGCGTCCTGAATGGCCTTGCAGCCAACCATCGAACCATCACGCGTGTGCGTGTGGATGCGGGCAACAAATGCGCCGCCGTTCCTTGTCTGTGTATCGCTTTCGGTGAAAATGATGCGCCCCATGACAACGTATGGGAAACCCACGTCAGAACCACCGTCTGCGACCTGCGGCATGTAATCAACAACGGTTGCACCCAATGAGGCACCGTTAAGGCGCGCAAAAAGGGCTGTCTGAATTGCGGCTTGCATCTTAACCCTTTCGCATCCGCGCCATGCGGGCCTCAAACTTCTTGCCGAATTGCTCGCGGAACATTTTGTTTATATTCACGCGCAAGTATTCTGTCGCTTTCAGAAACATTGCGTCCTCGGTTCCGTCTGGCCCCTGTCCGTATTCGCGAAAGCGCCAGTAGAACGCGGCCCTAGTCACCATCACATCACTGCGGATCTTGGTTCCACGCTGTTTACGGCGAAGGGTGCGCGTGCTTTTCGCCATTGTGCCTGTGTCGCGCGACATATGCGTGCGCGCCACGTCGCGGGCTTCACCAGCAACGCCGTGGACAGTTGCGCGCAGGATATTAGTTGCTTCTTTTGGTGCCAAAACGGAAAGCGTTTGCTGAACCTCTTTCAAACCCGTCACCTTGATACCCATCAAGCAACCCCACGCTCTGCAATAGCCACGGTCATCAACTCGCGCTGCGATGTGCGTTCAATGCGGCGAATGTTGTAATTGCTGCCGTTCCAAACGATCCGGTCAACCTCTGATATGTCGGTACGGTAGCGGAACGTAAATTTATATTGAGCCGTTGCTGCGTCACCGCCCTCTTGCGTGATTTCGCGGCCCATCAGCGGCAAGGCTTGCGCCCAAACCGTTGGTGTGTCCGAAACATCGCCCCAAGCCGTTGTGGACCCGCCTGCACCGTCTGGGGTGTTGGCTTTGGTCTGGAACGCGATGCGCTGATCAAGTTCCCCTGTGTTAACCATACCAAGAAACCCGTTCATTCCCTAGAAGGGCCTCAACTGCCATCGGGGTATCTTTTAGGCTCAATTCGGTAACAGCCTCTCGATTTGCGTACCAGTGACCCACCAGCATAAGCAATGCGTGCTTAATGCCATCGGGAATGTCTGAAGCGCCACCGAAACCAGCAGTAAATGTCAGTTTGATTGCGTCATCGCGGATGTATGCAGCAGGCCAAACCTTGTTCTTTTTCGGACGGATATTGACGAAATCACCGTCTAAACGCACCTCAAAGTCCGAAATGGTTGCAGATTGCAGCACATTTTCGGTGTCATAGTACTCAACGGCAGAAAGCGCAATGAATGGGCCCAAACCGATGCGAACAACGCCTGGCGCTTGGCTCACCCACTTCGCCCAAGTTTGCGTAACCATTGCCCGCCCCAAGGTGCCTTGGCCGTCACATAGGGAGACAGCCGCCGCGACAAGGCCAGTGATATAGGTGTCCTCTGCGCCGCTATCCACACGCAAGTGCGTCTTGGCCTCTGCCAAGGTGATCGGCGTTTCCGCTGGCGCTGTTACGCGAACAAGGGTCACTTGGCAGTCCGCTCAAACATGGTCTTCTTGGTGGCTTTCTCAGGCTTTGAACCACGCACAACTTCAGCTTGGCCCGCCGCAATCATGCGCTCGCCTTCGTCGGCGGACACGTCAATGATATCACCGCGATTTTCCGAACCGGAAACCGTCGCACGCGCTGTGAGAAGTTTGATTTTCATGGGGGTATCCTCCAATTGGCTTAGTGAGGCGGCAAGTTGCCCTGCCGCCCTAGAAACCTATTAGGCTGTGATCAGGTGCTTAACAGCGCCCGCGTCGGCAAGTTCACCGTCAAAGCGGATATAACCCGCCATGCCGAAGCCCGGCCAAAAGTCTTTGTCTTGGATCGCGCCAACCAAAGGCTGGCCAACCTTGCGCACAAAGTATTTGGACATATCGCCAAACAACATGACTTTGTTGCCTGTCGCCAGCGATGCCATGTCTTGGTTGATCCAATATTGACGCCCGTTGAATGTCGCCGGAACACCACCTTGCACGTTGCCCATCTGCCAGAGATAGTTGCCGTCGCCATCTTTGAGCTTACGCGCAGCCTTCAAAGTGCTGTCATTGAACATGTAACCAACACTTGGACCGTTGCGATATGCAGGGTCGACGGAGTGTTCCAGATCGATGATCTCATCCCAAGTGATAGCAGCGGTGCCTGCCGCCGTAACACCCAAACCAGACGCTGTGACGATACCGTTAGGCGCAGACGAACCGGAGCCGGTTGTCAGTTGCAAGTTTGCGATGCGGCCAAGGCGTTCGCCAAGCAAGCCACCAATGAAAGTTTCCATTGCAACAAAGCTGTCGTCGGCAAGCTCTTTGGAAACGCGCAGCCATTCGGTGTCGAACGCATAAGCATCCAAGTTCTTGGTGCCAAACGTCACGTCTTTGCCGCCGTCATCGGTCAGTGTCGCGCCTTCAGTGTGCGCGCCAGCCGTTACAGCCGTATCGTCAACGGTTGGGAATGGCATAGAGTTGCCGCCCGCCGTAACCAATTCGGTTGTCACGCTTGGGTCATACATTGAACCAAAGGCTTTCATCGACAGAATGACGCGCTGCAACATTTGCTCTGGAATGGAGTAACCACCCGCAGCGTTGGTCGTGGTTTGGGCGCGAGCTTCAATAGGCGCATAACCTTTGCGCAGGACGCTACGCGCTTCGGCAGACAGCGGTTCCGAGTCTGGCACTTGGCTGCGGATATATGCGTGAAACGCAGAGCGATAATCCATTTCACCGCCGGCGGTGGCGATAGCTGGGTCAGCACCGGGGCGTTTGCTTTCACGTACAGCGCGCTCTTCGGCCTCAGCAGCTTGAACTGCGCGGGCTTCGGCAGCTTCAAGTTTTCCCTGGCGTTCAGCGCGGGCTTCAATGTCAGCGGCATGGTCAAGCGCCTTGTCAACCGATTGCTCTGCTTCAATGCGCTGTTCTGGCGTGGATTTGTCGCTAATTGCGTCCAGAATAGAACGGGCCTCGGTCAGCGTAGTCGCTGCCTGCTCCCGCAGTTCTTTGATAGTAGCCATTGTTAGGCTCCTTCTAAGGGATTGGGCGCATCACTGCGCTCCGTCTTGACCTTGCCTAAGGGTCGGAAAGGCTAACAGCGAGAGCCGCCGTTATCGGATCAGTTTACGCTTATTGCGCAACCGAAATTCTTGTGCAGTTTCCATGCCGGAACGCGATGCTTCCAATGAACGCAGGGCAATTTCCGTGCCGTCGTATGCAGGCGAGGTCACAATGCTCACATCATACAAAGAGGCTTTGGAAATGGTGCGGACCGGCACGTCGCCAGACTCATCCCATTCTTGAACTTCAGGATAAAAAGCAAACGACATTTTATCCAAGTCGCCACGCTTCATTTTTCCCGCGATGCTTTTCACATCAGGGTCGTCAGCGTCTAAAGTCGTTTCAATCTTCAAGCCGTGGTCATCTTCGGACAACCTCAACGTACCGGAACGCGTGCGCGCCAGCGGCAAGCCTTCGTGGTTGATCAGGAACACAACGTCATCGCGGCCAATGGCTTCGCTAAAAGCCCCGCGCGTGATCTTTTCGCGGAACATCCCGCCAATATCGGTTTCCTCACCAAAAACGGCTGCGTAACCTTCTACCTTAATGCCATCGGCATCATTGCGGATTTCTGCGGGAATACCTGAACGGACTTCACGTTTCGACATTTGGGTTGTCCTCTTTGCCTGTATGCCCATCAAGGGGAACTGTTGCGCCTTGGATTAGGAGCGTATCGCCGCCCGCCAAAGGCTCGCGGTTATCCATCGCGCGGGCTTCGTTTGGTGTAAGCTGGCCCGTTTGAATGGCTGTGCTGTTGCCTGTCATGCGGGTCATGTAATCGCCGCGCAAAAGCCCATCGACATTGAACTCAACAAAGCGGTTTGACCCGCGCGGGAATAGCTTAAGGTTCATTTCGGCTTCGGCCTGCTCAACCCAGCGTTTCAAAGTGTGCTTGACCAAGTGTAAATCTTGTTGCTCAGAATTTGAAAAGGTCGCATTAGACAGGTCTTGCAGGAATGTGGGCGGCATCTGATAAATGCGAGCGGCCTCAACAACTCCAAAGCCTTGCGTCTCTACAAGCTGCATTTTCTCTGGATCGGTTCCGAGTGGCTTAAGGCTGTGCCCCAGTGGAATCGCCAAGACGTTGCCGCCTTTGCGCGCCGCTTCTTTGGTTGCCTCTGCTACATCATCGCCAGCCCGCGTTGCGGCCTTGCCAGAACCAAAGGGTCCCTCAAGTGCGAAAGCGGGCATACCGCCATTATTAAATATCTTCGACCCGTATTTATTTGCGTTGATCGCCTTGCCAATCGCAACTGCACACTGGCGCAAAGGCGAGCGGTGCGTTAGCAAATCTGCCTTTAACATAAATGTAAGATCAATCACTTCGGATTGGTCGTAGGTTCGCTTTACCCCACCGGCACTCGTTTCGTATTCCTTGCGGCCATTTGGCAGACGCTTGACTGTAACGTCAGGCATTGGAAACAAGTTTATCGGGCGCTCACGATCATCGCGTTCAATATAGGTAACGCCACGTCCCTCCGTGAACACTGCATTGAACAAATCAAACCGCCATTGAAACGAAGAATAGCCATCGTTCACAGCGGAATGAAGCATCCCAACAACTGGATTTGCTGGGGTTGCTTTAACCTTTTTCTTAACACCCTTTGAGTCCCGTTCAAAAACGTTCAACGGCAAGCCTGCAATTGTACCAGACAGGAAGTTGACCGCAGCCCAAACCGCAGGAACGCCAAGGGCTTCATCCATGGAAACCGACGTTGAACCACTCAGGCCAAAAATCTGTGCAAAGCTGCGCGGCTCGGACTGCGTGAATGTCGCCTCCCGTTTTTCACGCCGTCCAAATCCAAGCATCAACCAACCTCCAAGGCAAATTCTTCATCATCCCATGGTGACGCGGGCTGGGCCTCATCGAGAACCCAACGCCCTAGCGCCAACATGCGGGCCACTGGCCCATCAATCTTATTCTCTGCACGCTCTTTCGCGGGCCGGTGCATTTCACCCGTCCGCGTTCCGTTCACCACGTTAGAAAGCATCCATGTAAATGCTGGGCATCCATCATGAAACATTCGCCCATCAGCGATAAGCGCATCCATTTCACGCATCGGTTCATTCATATTTGAGGGACTGCCCCGAAATTCGATGCAATGCGCGCCCAATTCCATCAGCTCCACCGCCATTTGACGTGATCGCCAAGGGTCAAACGAAACCTCGCGCACGTCGAACCGTTCTAGATCTTCTTTGATATCCTCAAGAATTTCGCGCTGATCAACAACCGCGCCATGAATCTGGATCAACCGCCCGCTATCCCGCCATGTGCGGAAGTGTTCGTTTTCAGGCTGTTCAATCGTTTCCTCTGGGGCATAGTACCGACCGAAACACGCAAACCCCTCACCATGACGAAAGGTCAATTCAATTGCTGTTAAGTCTCGCTTTTCCGCAAGGTCAACGCCGATGATGCACTCTTGCCCGACAAAATTCTCTAACTTTAGGCTGGCGTCTGCCGCCTCCTGGTACTTCTGAACATTGTAGTAAGCTGCCCGCGACTGCACCCAGACATTTAAGTGCTTAGTCTTGAACACCCCAGCCTTGCGCGGGCTGCCCATCGCCTCAGTTTGACGGGCCTTTAGAAAGTCAGCACCGACAGAAACGCCGTAATTCGGGTTCGCCTTCTGCAAAACCAACGGGTCAGTCCAATCGTCACCCTCATCAATCGTATAAATCAGCGCCAACAACTCATCATCAACACGCGTTCCCGCAAGCATTGATTCAGCGTCGTGTTGCATTTGGTAGCATGGCCCTGCGATGTTATCGCCTGCCGTTGTAATCACCAGCATCAGGGGTTGCTCGCGCGCGCCCATGCCAGTTTCCATTGTGGAGTACATCCGGTCTGTTGGATGCTCGTGGTATTCATCAACAATCGCGCAGCTTGGCGATGCGCCGTCGCCGGGGTTTCCGATGACAGGCTCGAACCGGCTTTCATTGCTAAGAATGTGCAGGTTTGAAGCATTAACCGTTAACCCGTAATGACCGCACATGTCGGGCCGCTTGTTTGCCATCAGGCGCGCAGGCCGGAATACTTCCCAAGCTTGCTTTTCTGACGTGGCACCGGAATAAACCTCCGCACCGTGCTCACCATCAGCCAACAACATGTAGAGACCAACCGCCGCAGCCCAAATCGACTTGCCATTCTTGCGCGGAACCAACAACAGAAACTTGCGAAACCGTCGCGTGTTATCCTTGCGCCGCAACCAGCCAAAAAGGCAGACAGTCATAAAGACTTGCCACGGCTCCATCACCAGCGTTTTCTTTTGCGCCGCCCATTTGCCTTTGGTATGCGGCATAAGTTCAATGAACTTGCAGGCGTGAATCGCCTTAGCCTCATCAAACCGAAACTTGAAACCCTCGTCAGCCTGCCAATCCAGATCGTCAATGTGACGCTGGCAAGATGCGATGATGTGTTTGCCCGCTGGAATTTCGCCGCTGATTACGTCGCGTGCGTACTTTTCAGCAACGGCAATGTAGTCAGTCAACCAAGCCCCGCGAATGGATTAACCGTTGCCGCCTTGCCCGCCGATACCTTGGCGCGCGCAGATGGTGTCAGCCCAAATTCAGACAGCAATGACTGTGCATGGCGCATTGCCTCATTCCGCAAGCCAACCTCCGGCGCGGCGCGGCGCATACGAACATTGCCCTCGTCATCCTTTTGTTCATAGACGCGGCCACCGTCCTCAATCGCCGCAGTCATCAGTTCGACTTCCTCAATGCGACTTGCCAACAATGAAAGCGCGACCTGATCATCAGGTGACGCAATCCCCATGCCGTGAAGCGTTGCAGACAGTTGGTTGAATATTTCAGCAGCGCGAACCGAAAGCCAATCAGGCGCGGATGCCACACCGGGGTTAGCCGCCGGCGCATCTGGATTCATCCGATCAGGCCGGTCAGTGCCGGCAACGACCTTTAGCTTGTCCGGTATTTTCTTGCGTCCTGCCATTTTGTGAACCCCGTTCAGAAACCGCCTTAATTTTGACGGCGTAATAATTTGACAGAGCGGAAGAGCACCCGTCTGAACTCCAGTCACACATCGACATCGGA